TGTGATGGGCTGTTCACTGGGCAGTCTGTATTGAGCGCAGCGGCTTCCTCTTCGGCAGGTTTCGCCCACGCTTCTAATCCAGTCTTTCGCGTCTCGACTTCAATGGCAGGGAATTCCTTTTGTAAGCGATCCCAATCTGCGGGTGTTGCGTCATTTAATCTAATAGACATTTTTAGTTTTCCTTTTGTTTTCTTTTCTAATAGGTTCCAGGAGAGCATTCGGGTGGGGCTGATAATTGCTTCTAATATGCTTACCAACAACTAGCTTTGTGCGATCACCGTCCTCTAAATTCGTATAATAGTTATCGCAAGTTTTTGTTTGATTGTCGAAGCAGGTACGCTTTAACGTACACTGTAATAAATCGCGCTCAGTGAATTTCAAGTGAACCACCCCCACGACAAAAGTCTTCCCACTCGCCTGGATAAATACCGGAGATCAAAAACTCGCGGTGATCAATGGGCAAATCAGGCATCGCATCTTGAATGAGCATTCCGCGAATCCAGAGCGCGTAATCGATGACATCACAATCTATCTCTAACGTATTTTCTAAGCCAGACAGCGGTGACATCTTAGTAATTAAAATGGACATCACTTTGGCCTCCACAGTTTTATAGTTTCGCTGGTCGCATCCCAGTCTTGAAAGCGAAGGATTCGTGCGAGTTGCGCTTGCGTTATCGCGTCTTCACGGCTCAGACCAGCTTTAACAAATGCATTCTCGACCAGCGACCAGTCAGGTCTACTACCTAGAATCTTAGCGGCAGTCACTGCGCCCACCTTGGGACAGCCTGAGAAACCATCGGTGGTGTCACCTGTCAATGTCTGCGTATAGAAATTGGTATCAGCTTCTAATAGGCTTACATCTAATAGATCACCGTCATTTGGCCTATACAGTTTGCAAGGGATTGTTTTCATGTCTTTATCGTCACTAACAATCACAGTGTCGATGTCTGGACAGCTACCTAAAATGCCCATGACATCATCGGCTTCCAATCCTTCCTGAGTGTGGCTTGGGTAAGTTGCTTCGACCCATTCGACTAAGGCTTTGTACCCGACAGGCTTTCTAGACTTTTTACGGTTGCTCTTATATGTTTCTAATACAGTTTTTCGGAAGTTAGTCTTTGATGAGATACACATCAAAATCTGATCGGTATCTAATCGCGTTTTAAAGCTGTCCATCTGATCAGTGAATATCTTTTTGGCTACTTTTAAATCTGTAGCAAGCGACCAAATGTCATCGCCCCAATCCGTTTCCTCTTCGGCCACCACCGCTGCCCTGAACAAAAATAAGTCAGCATCAATCAATAGTGTCGGGCTTGAGTTGCCCTGTAATGTTGTTAAGTATTTCATCTAACTCTCCTAAAAAGTCTGCTCCCGCAGGGCTAATATTCCAAGTCGAACCGAAAGTTTCGTGGTCAACTTGATTTGTTATATATCCAAGACTGGCGCTAGTCGCTACATAGATAGCGGCATGTCGCGCAAAGTTGGATTTAAGTTTGAAGGGCGAGCGCCAAGAGCGATCTAGAACAAGGAAAAACGAGATCAGATGATGGGTGTCTGTCTCGCTGATTTGTCGCAGTTCAAAGTTAGTGGGTATCTGCCCATGTTTTCCCGATATTGAATTCGGCTTCGATTGGGATTTGGAAGCCATGCTCTTGGCCGCTTTCAATCGATGCTCTTCTAGTGATATTACCGACATCTTCTGCTACCTTTTTTGTTTTACATGCGATTTGAATTTCATCGTGGACGAAGCCAACGATATATGCCTCTAGGCTGTTTTTGGTGATTTCACGATCAATAATACGAACCCAACTTTTTGCGATAACGCTTCCTGCATTCTGAAGAATTTGACTTAGCACACGATGCTCAGACTTGACAAACAATTTGCGATTATCGATGCCGCGTATCCATCCTTTATTCTTAAATGCCCTTCTTAACTCATCGTTTAAGTTTTTGAATGCAGGTATGTTTTGGTTGAATGCAGCTTTAATCGCCTTGCCATCTTTAGCTGTACCACCTACCACTTTGCCGACCAGACCATCACCAGCCCCATAGCAGACGCTGTAAATTAGCGTTTTTGAAATATCGCGTGTAGCGACACCGAAAGCTTTTTGATTGTGCGTGTGAATATCGCCTTCCAATATCTGTTTAGCGTATTCTTGGTTATCGTTTAGCATTGCCGCGAGACACCGCAACTCGATTCCGCTCAAATCTGCGCCGCACAAATACCAACCTTTCGGGACAGTAAACAGTTCACGGCACTCTTGGCCGTATGCTGATCGGGTTGATGGAATTTGGGCTAAGTTAGGTGATCGGTGGCTACACCTATGGCTCACAGTGCCGCAGGAAATTAAGTTATGACGAATCTTTCCATCGCTATCGACCATCTTCATCCAGCCTGCGCTCCCCTCAGATAACATCGCAATACGCTTTTGTACCAAGAAAAACTCAGCAAGCTTTTTGGCTTCTGGGTACTCAAGTTTGATAAGCACCTCTTCATCAATCTTTGGCTGACCACTGGGCGTGAAAGACTTTGGCTTCCAGTTGTATTTTTCAATGAGGCATCGGGCTATGTGCTGACGCGAGTTAGGGTTAAAGTGGACTTCCAATACCTTGTCTATCGCCACACCTTTCTCGTAGCCACGAGACTTGTTGTTGACCTTTGGTGTGAATGGTGTGCGAATCTCCCACGGCTCAAATAGAGTTGCTAAATCTATTTTTAGATCAAGCCGTCTTTGACAAAGTGTTGCGTATAGCGCAGCAGCCTTCTCACCATCAAACGTCCAGCCATTGTTACCTATCCTGAAACACACTTCGGCTAAATCATGTTCTAACTCGATACACCTTTCAGAGAAGTCGTTATCCAGGCAGAGCAGTTTAAGCAGATCACAAGTGACGTTTACGTCCTGAACCATGTAAAGCAGCATGTCCTCGTTGAACGTATCCCAGCCGCCGTCATAGTCACCCTTCAGATTACCCATTCGCATCCCCCAAGCTTTTAAACTGTGAGAGCCGTAGAATCGTTTCAGAAAGCCTTCTGGGTGCTTTACACGCATAGAGTCATCTGTAAGCAGGTCAGCTTTAATTAAGCGAGAGAGTACGAGGGTATCGGTTACCTTGCCCCGTGGCTTCCAGTCTGGGAATAGCTTTTGTATCGCAGGAATGTCAAAGCCAATCACATTGTGACCAATGATCTCATCGGCACACTCAAGACGATCCAAAGCATCTTCGATCTCAGTGGGTCGATACGTCTTCATTGAGTTAACCCTGCGATCACATTCATCTAAGTCACGAATGGCGATACAGTGAATCGTTGTGAGTTGCGGCAATAAGCCGTTGGTTTCAATGTCGAACACTAAGCGGCTCACAGTGCAAACTCGGCTTGGCGTACTTCAAGTACCTGCTCACCGCTGTAACTTTCAAACTCAAAAGTTTTAAAGAAGCCTTTGTAGGCAGGGAAAGACTTATGGAATAATCTGGCGTAATAAGCTGCTGTTGCGTTGGGTATTTTAAACGCATTAGTCTTACTGGTATTGATGGTTGAATCCCACCTTATCTTTTGGATTATTAAGGCGGCTGAATAGTGCTGTTTGCCTGACTCAATAGACTCAAACGTATAGCGTTTAAATTCTAGCCATACGGCAGGGTTCTTTGAGTGAAACTTTTGAAAGTCTTTTTCAAGACGAGTTTGCTCTGTTGAAGACATTTGGTCTCTCCTTTAGTTACTCGATAGGTTTACTGAGTGTTTGCTATTTAAAGTTAAAAGAAGCCTGTTCCCACTCACAGGTGAACCCACAAGCAGGCGGCTTATCTTTCTTAAAATTACCCCTATCACTAGCAAGTAAATCCAAGTAGACAGCTCCGTTTTTATCTTTGTTTACTGCATGGCCGATCTTTCTCTCTAAGGAGGCCATCCTGTCGAATGCGTCAGGGAAATCTACGCGTATCTTATTCCAGTAGCCCATGCCCCCCTTTACGCACCCAACACAATTGTTATTGCTGTAGCCTAGCTTGTACATGACAGGTATCTCTATACCCATGTCCTTAACAAACTCCATGCAGTCCTCTTTAGTCCAATTGTTTTCTAACAGGATAAAATCTACATTAACTTCGTTGTTCGAGTCCACAAACCTGTCTGCCCTACCTGACTCCTCTGCTGTGTACCCAAATATCTGTATGTCTGTAGGACTCTGGTAGACTTTTCTGACGTTCTTTTTAAGGATCATGGTGCAGGGAGCGCCAGTTGCTCCTTTAATGAATTTACGTTTCTCAAAGACTTTATAGATACTTGAATCATGCTCAGAGTCACCTATAGTCTTAACTGGTAAGTCGCAGGCTTTAGAGTAGTCATATAGAAAACGTAAGTTATCCTCATGCTCCTCTCTGACACGGCAGTACACAGCCTCAAAATAATTACTTTGATACTTGTCTCTAGCTAAATAAGTGGCAAATGCACTAGCTGCGCCACAGCTAAACCATGAAACTACTCTTGGATATTCCATTGTTACCTCTTAAAATCTGGAGTCGGCTTCGATTAACCTTCCGGTGTTGCGGTTGTATTGCAGGGTGTCAGCATTGCCGACTTCGCCAGTAAATCTATTTTTTAGTAACACTATTTCGCGGTTGTCATCCATAGGGCTGTCTTCCATTTTTTGGAGGCCAATGCAGAAGTCCGACAACATCGCAATAGATGACGAGCCTCTAAGTTCAGAAATTTTGACCTTACCGCCATCTTCATGCCCTTTGCCCACAGGTCTACTTAAATGGCTTACAAGGAACAGGCATATATCCAACTCTTGGATGACATTTCTTAGTTTCACAATGATTGAGTCAATCAATCTTCTTTCATCAGTTACCTGCCCTGTTATGCCTGCAACCAGCACTGATATTGGGTCTAAAAATAGGTATTTACAGCCCATGCCTCTGACCATGTACTGAATTCTTTTCACGACAATATCAATGTCAGCGACCCCTTTGGTGTCATATACATGGACTTGATTTTCCGTAAAGTTTTCCCAGTAAGCATCTCTGATCAATTCTTTAGTGACAGTCCCTGATTCTTTAGGGCTAATAATATTCGTTTCTAAAAATATACCGATCAAACTTTGCATAGTGATGGCTTTGCTCTCCTCTAGCATAATCATGCCTACGGAATGCCCATTCTTGTGGAGGTCATACGCTATCTCTTTTACGAAGGTACTCTTGCCTGCCCCTGTCCCTGCACAGATAGTCACAAGGCCAGTGCGAATACCGCGAGTCATGTCGTTAAGTTTTGGATATGGGTAAGCCACAGTGCTGTTAAGGGTAGGTTCGCAAATTTCGTCAATGAAAGAGTGGGATGAAAAAATACCATCTGGCCTCCATTCTTTTGCTTGCCAGATAGCATCAATAATTGCCTTACCCTCACCGTTCTGAAGGCACAAATTTGCATCTTTATGCGGCAACTTAGCAATCTTGACCTTGCCTACAGGAAGCAACTCAGCGCACTCTAAAGCGGCCTTCTGCCCTACCTCATCTTGGTCATACATCAAGATTATCTCTTCAAACTGGTCGAGCCATTCCCAAGCGGCTATTAATGTTTTTTTACCACTGGTCGCGCCTTGGGCAAGCGATACGGTCGGCCATTTGTTACCTTGAACTTGCGACACGCTCATCGCATCGATTTCGCCTTCGGTGATCACTAGCTTTCGACCACCATTCCACAAGTGCTGCCCAAACAGGGTCATACTCTTTGCATCACCTAGAATACTAAAGTTCTTATCGGCATCTCGAACTTTCTGTGCGACCACCACGCCATCCGCATCCCGATAGTTTGCGATGTGGTGTGGCCTTCCTTTGTGATTGTCAGTTACCTGATAATCGAATTTACGACAGGTCTCTTCAGATATCCCACGCTTCGATAGTGTGGTGTAGTACCCGTCAATTAAATCTTGAGATCGCTTGGGCGCTTGTGCCTGGATAATTAAACCGTCTTCATCGCCGTGTTGAATGTTTCGACATCCGAAGCAGTATGTGTGGCCGTCAGTATAGACAGCCGCATTGTCTTTCGAGCCGCACTGCTCACAAGGTATGTGATGCAGCTTCTCGCTCTCTTGTTGATTTTGGGCGTTAGCCTCTAGTGTTAAACTCATTGTCCTTGCCTCCCGTTAGTAAATTGACCAGAGGGTCGGACGCACGTAAAACAGTACGTTTATTACACTTGTAGCAGTATGTGTATTGACCACCACAATCTTGAAGGTATAGAGCCTTAGAATTCTTACCCCTGCATTCTTCGCAAACCGTATTCAATTCCCAACATGCGTTATCCGTATATGCCATTTGTTTCCCCTTTTCAAAGTCTTTTACTTAACGTCAGCCACGCTTTGGCGGCTGTTGCTGGCACGATTCCGTTCCCCAGGAGCCTAATTCTGTCCACCCTGTCGGGACACCCATCAACCACTCGACCCACTCTGGGTTCAGCTGGCCAGGGCATTCCAATCTGCCACCTGCCGTGTTCACCACCACAGTCAACAGAGACTCTTGCGTCCCTTTCTTTGTTGGATCGCTCCTGTCCTGATAACCGAGCCTCGCTTCGTGTGCAGATGGTGTTGGCCACCACCCCTTCGATTCCCACAGTACCGCTGTCGCTAGAGCATTGCCCTGCTGTATACCTCTGGGATTGTTCTTGTCCACACCTGGGCCGTTGTTGGTTGCTGTTGGAGTCGGCCATGATAAAGACTCGCTTTCTTTGGTGAGGTGCGCCGACTTCAGCCGCGCTGAATATTCCCCACGCGCAGACGTAACCAAGGCTTTCCAAGTCGCTAATGACTTCTCGCAGTCCGAGACTGATGTGTCCTTCAACATTCTCGAAGAAGCATCGAACAGGTCGAACTGCTCTGATGATTTCTTTGATGTAAGGCCAGAGGTGTCTGGGATCGTCTTTTCCTGCCCGTTTTCCCGCTGCACTAAAAGGCTGACAGGGATAGCCAGATGTAAGGATGTGAACTCTGTCTCGAAAGCATTCCACTGGCAGGGTTTTAAGATTCGTGTAAATAGGTGCGGGAGGTAGGAGGTTGGCTTCCATCTTGTTAACCAAGTTCGCAATGGCGAAGGCTTCGATTTCACTAAAAGCGATGACTCGATGTTTAAGTCCGGCAAGCTCAAGTCCTCTTTCCAGGCCACCATATCCGCTACATAGTGAGAGGACAGTGGGTAATTCTTTGGTAGTATCCACATTTGTTTTCCTTTATTTAATAAAAAAGGGGGCAACCTTTCGGCCACCCCCTCTGCTCTCCTTTAGCTGTCTACTCGACCAGCCACTTTGTAGGTATCGTTTTATGCGCCCATCGGAAGCCGTGCTTTTCGCAGTAGGCTCCATAGGTGGTTTTCGATGACTTATAAAGTTTGTTGTTGGCATTAGAAAATACAAATCTAATGTCAATGTCTGGATGTTGCTCTTTGATATAGTGATGCTTTTTCCTGTCTTCTAAATCCCAGATGCCTTTTGTCTCAACATAAAAAAAGCCGCCTTTCTTAGGCAGCTTAAAGTCTGGAGTGTACTTAGAAATTCGGGACGGGACATGGTAGGTTATCTTGTCTGTCTCGTAAGACAACTCCAGTCCGGCATCAGTAATTTGCTTTGAGATTTTCGACTCTAGACCAGATCGAAAACCGTTGGCGATACCAACAGCTTGTGCTTTAGAATCGGCTTGCAGATTCTTGTACCATCGCTTCTTCGTCTGCATCCTGCTCGTCACAATTAAACTCCTCTTTGAGAATTTCTTTGGCGATATAGCCACCGTCAACTGCATCAAATCCTGACTCATCACCATCGTTGCTGCCTGAGATTGGCGTGATGACTTGAACTTTTTTAAGTTGCAAAGAAATACCTTTTGAGCCGGACACAGAGTAAGCGGAGATCGTCCCACCAAGCTTCAATGTAGAGCCACCCCACAACTGGGGTACTTGATCGCCCTGCATGATTTCGCCCGTGCTATCAAAAAACATCGGGGCGTACTTCGATTTGACTTTAACTACCATTTGGCCGCTTTCTTCGTCACGGTTAAAAGGCGTTTTGAACTTTACTTTGTCACCAAATTCTTCACGCCCTAATTCTTCACAGAGCGCAAGCAAATCGTCACAGTTATCCATTGCCAGCGAGGTCTTGTAGACACCATCTGGATTGAACTGGACATCTGGCTTATTTAAGTGTGGGTAAACTGCTGTTCCTGCTGGAGTGGTAAATTTAATTCTACGAGCCATTTGGACTCTCCTTCGTTTCAATTTTAGGTTTATTGGGTTTAGTTTTTTCGGCATGTGTGACGTAACTCGAAAGACTGATCGATAGTCTTTTGGCTTCGTCAAGTAAAACAAGAGGCAGTCGTTCGCCTCGTTGCATACATATTTTGGCAAGTGCGTAAGCACGTTCTTTAGGTGTCACGGGTCGTTACTCTTGTAGTTACTTCATATAGGTGGACACAATAAAAAACCCACTAAAAAGTGGGCTTGTGGGGGGTAGGTTTACTGGAGGGTCTTACACTGTTTTAGGCAAAGCAGAAATCCGAATCTGCTATCTTGGCTAAATCTAGATCGCCTTTGGCAGGTCGAGGGAGTTCCTCGATTTCTGAGGTATCAGACAACTGCTGCATGGTGCTTTTCCAGATGGCTTCGTACAGACAGTAGTCATCGTACTGTTCGATAAAACTCTCTCTGACGATGTTGAACAAGTCCCAACTGTGTTCGCAAGGGACAGCAAAACTATCGTGAATCATCATCATGTCGTTGATGCCACGCTCTTTTAAAGCCAGTACGGTGGACAGGAGGTGCGAAGAGTCCATCGAGTGGATGATGTTAGGTGATATACCGGACTTGCTCTGGCGCACACAGATGCGATCAGGATCAGGCGTGTTTAAAGTGATCTGAGCGCGTTTCTTGATTCCTGCCACTCTGTCGTAGAGGTACACTTTAACTTTCTGTGTGTTCCACTTAGTGTACTTCTGAGTGACTGGGAACCCGATTGGTGTACGCCAGTGCATCGGCTTACCCTCTTTGGCTAATGCGCCTGCACACTTTTGAAAGAAGTCCATACCCTCTGCCGCAGGACTCAGCACTTGCTGAACACACGCATAGGAAATGCCTGCTAGGAACTTAGCTGCTTTATCTTGCGACTTGATGTCACCAAAAAAGTGAGTTTTAGCGGTCTTAGAGTGAAGCACTTGGTCAGTGATATTCTCCATAATTTGTTTCTTTATCTGTTCACTAAAGCCATATTGTCTACTAGAGTAAACAAAAGTCATGCAATTTGTTTTTAACTCCTTTCTGCCCACGCCATATTTTAGCCAAAGATCAGCCATTATCTTGTCTTCGTTAGTCTGTTTAGAGCCTTTTGAAATCGAGTTAAGGACTTTATTGACGGCATCTGCAAGCGTCTTGTAGACATCTTGCGGCTTGTCTGCGGGAACTAAATTCACTAGCTTACCTGTCTGCTTATTTCTACTCGCCGCAGAATAATGCTGTGAGCCACTACATGACCCGTCTAAACTTGGAGCGATACGGCAGATGTAGCCTTCGCCTTGGAATTTGTATCTTCCCCATTCCAAGCAGGCAGCAAAGAACTGCAAAGGCTTATCGGCTTTTGACCAAAAATCGAATGATAGCTGTGGATCGACAAGGACACTCAAGACCAACTCTTCGTTAGCTAAAAACCATGCAACTCTGTCTTCTAAACTCTCTTTTGACACTTTATCGAAGTCACCAGTATTTGCGATGTGGATCATCAGCCACTCATCGTTTTCTTGTGTGAGCGCACTGCCATTGGCTAACAGAAACATCGCTTTGACATGGTCATCGCGGTGATAGTTAAAGTGAGAAATTGGGTAAGCACGGCATCGCGTATCAAGATTCCACCCCAAATAAAACTCATCAAACTGCGCTAAGTCTTTGGCACTATCGAGGTCACGCTCCATCACGATTGCACCGCTTCTGATGGCCGCGTTCTTCTCTTTGATCTTCTTTGATGTGGACATATGACGCTTCTGCTCGACCTCAGATAAAGCCGCCCAATCATCAACGCGATCTAAAGGCTGTAACTCCGTTGCGCGGGGAAACTTACCAAACTCTTTGCCCTGCTCCCAGCACCACCGAACTGCATCCACAACCGTAGTATTGATTGCTAATGGTACTTCTTGCAGGGCATTCACAGCCAGTACATAGTCAGGCAATGTGCCTAGCGCCTCAGCCTTTTTGAAATCATTGGCGATATTGGACTTTTGACTAAAGGTTGCGTCTTTTACTAAAGGGACAGAAGAAGCCAACTTAGGACAGTGGTATGAGCCTGTGTCAAAAGCCAACCAAGGTTTTGGCTTTACGACAAATGCGGAGTACATTGGCTTGAGCCAACTAAGGGCTTCTTGAGAAACACTAATGGCGACTTGAGCGTCTTTGTGCATTCTACAAAACTTAGAGGTGTTGTTTTTAGAGTATTCTTGGGCTTCATAAAAGATGTTTGAGAACTCAGCCACGGCATTCCAAATTGGCGTACCTGCTTTGGTGACTTGGTTGGCTGACCATTTCTCTAGTCTAAAGCCTTTCTTAGCCGCCAGACCTTTTGCTGCTTCAAGGCGTTTACGCTCTGTGGCATGAGACTTAGTGACTAGTTTAGCGATTTGCTTTGCTTGCTTTTCGTCGAACTCTTTTAATCCTGCTGCCCACACTTCGGTCTCTACTCGTCTGCCCATCGTCGTGATCGCTGTGGTTAGGCTACCACCCATGCCACAGCAGTCCATTGCGGCATTCAGCCCAATGTACGCCAAGACTTCTGGCTCTATTCCTTCCAAGGCTGTTACCCAGAGAAACTTACGGCCTTGTGTTTTTGCTTGCTCAACTTCGATGCCTAGCCGTATGGCCTCGGCTACCCTTGGAATTGCTTCTTCAAGTACACGGAAGTGGGTCTCTGATTTAGAAAGGTGTTTTTGTTTTGCGGCTCTTGCTTCAAACCTGTCTACGCCATCTTGACGCATTTGGGCTTCGCGCACTAACTGTAATTCCAATGTTACATCTGTACCGTTAAAACGTAATGTCATTTTTTATTATCCCCTTGTTTGTGTGTTGCAACCGTCAGTCCTTCATATAGGTAGACACAAACAAATGCTTACTTAATTGCCCTCTCCATTATAGGGCGGTGTTAGGTTTTGAACAAAGTTCAAGTGACCTAGAATTAAAAGCGGTATCTTTATACCCTATTCATTCGGGCATTAATACTATTCACTACCGATTTATCGCAGTTAAATAAAAAGACGCACCAAAGATGGTCTGATGCGTCCTTTATTGCGTATAAGCGGTTTTACAGAGAGTTAATCATTTTCATAACGACCCCTTCGTCTCTGTGGATGTATTTTGCTGTCGTACTTGGGCTAGCATGTCCGACAAACTCCCCAATCTGGGTCAAGTTGTAGCCCATTGATGCCAACTTAGTACAAGTCGTGTGACGGCAGGCATGAGGTACAAAGAGTGGGTCATTGGGCGCTATCTTGCGTCTGGCTATGTGCCAAGCCGCATAAAAGGGCTTTGCGCGATAAAAAAGGCTAGGCTTGAATTTGAGATTCTCAAGCGCCGCGAACGCCTCATCGGATAGCGGCACATCACGCTCAGAGCCGTTCTTTGTTCGGAACAGGTGGACGGTACGGCGGTCTGACGACAGCAGGCCGTAGGGTTGATCTGCACCGACTTGGCCTTCTTTAAGACCAATGTTGACAGCTTCTGTGAGCCGCATACCCGTCTTAAGTAGGATCATCGTCACATCGGCTGACCACGGTGAGCGAGTGGCACTAAGGACGTTTATAAGCCCCTCCTCTTCTTCCCGCGAGAAATAACGCGGTCTACCGCCTTTGTCGGAGCGCCATTTTACTTTGGGGGTTATGTCAGTTTTTGTTTCATTGCTGTAGTGCTTAAACACTTTTGATATGGCGGCGATGTAACGATTTTGTGTGCCATCGGTTGCGCCATAGTCGAGGTCGAGGTGCTTGAGAAAGTTATACATGAGTTTGGGAGTGTAGCCAGAAATTGGCCTGATCGAATGATCAAAGAATTCGCTGAATCGCTCAATTTTTGCTAGAGAGCGTTTGCGATGTTCGACTTTGTTCCAGATGTCGCTGGCGTTTTCTTTTGCAAATGCCAGGATAGTGGGGGTGGTGTTTTGTTCGTGGGTCGGTATACTGCTGCTGTTATTTTTAGTCATGGGATTACACATCCTCTATCAGTCCTAGTTTGAGGTCTAAATGTGTAAACTCCGAAGATAGTCACCCAGTGTTTGCGGTGACATCTGTTGGAAACGGGAGTTTCATCCCGAAAATCCTTTGCCCGAAAGTTGCAAATGCTCGTAAGTCATTGATTTATAGAGCAATGGAATGCCAGTGTGGTGGAATTGGTAGACACACGGGATTCAAAATCCAAACGCGCTCACCAAATCTACACTTCAAGCAAAAACCCTTACAACTCAATAGCTTACAAACTCTTGCTGATGCACTGTGGGCAAAGGATTGCTACACAGCCAGACCAAGAACTTAGGATTTTAACGAATAGATTTTACTTTTGCAAATTTATCGTGGGCAGGCTTTGCTGTGTCTTTTGTTTGGATTTGGGGACGATTGTCTACGATCTTTGCGCCCCATATTGCATCGTAGTTAGCTTCAAAAAAAGTCTTGTTTGTTGGTCTTTGGGTTGAGCCTTTTGACATACGGTTATTTACCTTCTACCTGTTTTGTCTTCTCCAACGTGCGGAGTCCACCTAGCCCTAATAGTGCCATTAGCACAGGCATCATTGTTCCAGTGTCGGCTTGCGGAACCACAACACCAAACCCAGCGGCTAAGGGCGATATTAAGAAGTTGACAGCCATGCCAAAAACACAGCACCAAGCGGTTGCGGGTCTCCAATTTCGCTGGAATGCACTTCCTTTTGCGTCTTCGGTGTTGAGTTTAATTTGAGCAACTGCGATTTCCTGCGCGTGTTTCTCAGACATTGTTGCAATTTCATGTGCGATCTTTTGCTTTGTGTCTGCATCGGGTATCCATTTATCTAGTAGCCCAGCTACTGGGGCAATTAATTGTGAAAGCATTTTCTATTGCCTCTTTAGTAAGCCCACATTATAGGATGCCCACTGTCACCCAACTCGCGGATGTCAACATGCACAAAACTACCGTGTATTCCAATACCTGTAAATCCAAGCGCCATCGCTTCTTGAACAATCGTGTGTAACTGTGTCCCGCCTTTATATCTAATATCTGAAGCAATACCTTGGGCATGAGTTCCTACTTTCTCCTTCGTTTTCTTTTTTTCTATTGAGTGATTGGGTGATCTGTATCCGCTAGTCACGATAAAAGGAAACCCGCAGGCTTCTCTTAGTGTATCCAGCTTGTGAATGAAGATCGGCTTCATTTGATTCTCACCAGTCTCCTGACAATCAAAGTCTTCCGTCCTAAAGTATTTATACCGTCCTGTCATATGCGTTCTCCTTTCTAAGTTGAAAAAAAAGCCCACAATTAAGTGGGCTGGGGTGTTACTTTCGTTTAAGTAATTTCTGTACCGTATCTGACTCGTAAATCCGCAAACCAAGCCAAACAATAGTGAATAGACTAGCGGTGGGCGGCAGCCATGCAGCTACCGTAGCAATCGCTGTAGTACCTGCAACCACATCGACAATATCTTTCATTTCTTCATTCATTAGCTTGACCAATTATTATTGAGATTATTAAGTATGTGCCGTAGGCCATTGCAGAACATGCAGCTAAAGCAACCGAATTCCAAAAGAACGCTTTACGCTTTCGTGCCTGGGCGTAGATTGTCTGCTCTCTTTGCTCACGAATCTTACGGCGAAGATCAACTAATTCTTGGTAGCCGTTTGTTCCATAGGTGTACAGCAGCAAAGTTCGCAATTCGTTTTCTTGCTGATTAACTTTTTTCTGCTGGACATAAATGTCCATTGCCTCCTGCTCAACAGATTTTTTCGATACAAGTCGTTTAAACAGGGGTGGGTTTTGTGCCTGTCTTTTTGCTTCATTAAAATCTGAGACAGCGCCATACCAAGTTCCAATTTGTGTAAGTGTGTCCTCGATTTCTCGCCCCGCCGCAACCATACGTTTCACGGTATTAAATGCTTTTGTCGCAACCGCAATGGCCGTAATTGGATCAATCATGGATCACCACCTTGTCTGGGTTGACGTACTTAGGAATGCAATAGGCAAGCACGGGAGTCCGTGTGCGCGAGGTGCGAGGAGAGTTGTACATGAGGTGTCTTGCGAAATAATTACAGCGTGTCAGAGAGCGCCAGTAGCTGGTTGCCTTTGCATCGACCGCGCCATTTAAAGACACCGTCAGCGCGAAGACTAAAAGCATTTTGGGTCATCTCCTATTCAGGTAAATCAGACTCTGCCGCTGCGCCAACACCAAGGCGATCTGCTGTTGGAGCAGTAAGCGTTATTGAATCGGAGACGCTACCCGTTTTTATTTTAGTTAGAGCCATGTTTTATGCTCCTTCCAGTGTTTCAATTCTTGCGATAGCTTCTTGAAGTGCCGCAACTAAGAGTGGGACAAGTTTAGATTGATCTATACCTTGCATGTCTGGGACGCTACGAGTACCCATGACGGCTTCAGCAGCTTCGGTAGTGACGTTGTCATCTTCATCTCTGACTTCTTCGACTGCCGCAGTGACTTCGTACTCTTCGTCACGCATTGCGTCTTTAGTGCCTGTGACACACTCAGGAACAACAGTTTGTGCTTCGTGAGCAAGGAAACCATCTACTGTCGTATCTGCATCTACAATGAAATTGAAGCGGCTAGGTTTGAGAGCCTTGACGCGATCAATAGAACCCGTCATTGGGACTACGTTTTCTTTCAAGCGGTAGTCTGATGAGGTGGTAAAGGATGTTGATGTAGACCCACCCTGAATTGAACCTACATTAGTTCCGTTGTATGTAAAGTACATGAAGTAACGAGTGCCAGAGGCTGATGGGCCTATATTGCAACCTATACAATCAGTTGGATGTTCTACGTTAAACCTAGCGCCTCCAATATTGGACTGAGTATTTACAAGTACTCTACCACTGGCGTCTATACGCATGCGTTCTGTTTGACCGGAACCCGTTATAAAGTTTAGCGTACCTGAAGAAGCGACATTCATTATTTCCAAGCTAGTATTGTGGTCATATCCAATAAATCCACGATACGCTGATTGACCACTTGTCCCTTGGGCAAACATTAGATAAGTTTTCTCAGTAGCTCCACACTCAATGGTAATGCCACCTTCATCAGCCGCCGCGACTACAAGGTTTTCAGCGTAGTAATCAGAAGGATTACTCGTACCAATACCCACGTTCTCACTAGCATCAATAGTGATCGTATTACTCGTAGCATTATCATCGATGCCTGTTGACGTAAAACCCGTCAGCGTCCCGACCGATGTTATCGTGGGTTGGGCGGCATCCAATGTCAGTAAGTCATTATTTACTTTGGTAATCGCCATGTTTTATTCTCCGGTCACAACAGCCGATCTTGCCGCTGCTCTTAGTGTTAAAATGGCTTGAGGCACTGCAACATCGGTCTCAGATTGTCGAGTGATGTACCAGTCCGTTGAAGATAGATATGCCAGAGATTCACCGTTTATGGCCGCTTGTGCGTTGGCCGCAATCTCGTCAG